AATAATCGCTACTGAAATCACATTTAATCGGTGGTTTCCATTGTATTTTCCACAGGAGAAGCAGCATCACCACTTGTGGCGGGTTCAGGTGTGACGAACATCTTTACTGCTTCCCATACCTTCGCAGATTCGTCCATACTGAACGCACCGCGACGTTGGGCGCTGTTGAGGAAGAATACCATCACATTGAGAGCAATGTTTTGGTTTGAAACAGGAACATCCATGATGTTTACTTCTTTTACCTGTTCTTTTGATGCGAGTTCGCTAGTTGAAACTGGGGTTTGTGTGTCGACGTTTTCCATTATAAAAAATATTAATGTATAGTTTTTATATTGATATATTACTAATAATTTAACTTATTTCTCTCTCCATTATTCTTAATCGTTCCACGTTTTCCTTTATGTATCTATCAAGTATTTTACACAGAAGAATGTAATCCAAATTTGAATGTTTGTCGTCGTCTTTAAGTGTCATCGTGCAACCACCGTGTTCCAGTAATGATACATCAAACCGATGGACTCCTTTATTCAACGAATAACGAATAATATTTTCTATTGTCAAATGGTTATTTTTATTTACATGGAGATGAAGTGAAATCATATTGGGATTGATATATTTCAAACAATCGTCCAGTATACTCCTATATGATTTGAATGTTAGAGAACCACACGTATCAGATAAACATACTTCATTGTAATATTCCGTACACGCGTGATTTACAATATGCGTGACAATATCTTCTGTTTTAATTTTTCCTTCATACGGACAATGGTCGATACATGAAATATACAACTTTGTATTGATTGGACTGATATTGTTTTCTCGTTTATATTGCAAATATTCTTGCATTTTGTATAATTCCGCATTACTTTCTTGTAATGTTCGATTAATATTTCGTTTTTGAAAACTATTGGATACTGATGTGACAAACGCATAATTCGTCATTGCGTGCTTTTCTGCCACTTTCAACTTATTCATGGTTGGAATCAATGTAAATATATTCGGATAATAGTCTTCTATTTCTTTGTCCGCTGCTATTATCATTTCTTCAACAGAATCTTTACTTTCAATATATTGGATACACGACTGATATAGATTAGGAACATCTTTCATTACTGGCATATGCTTGTGGGACACAATTGAGCCGATTTCAATATTACTTGCAAATTTCATATCATGTATGTGTTGGAAAATTATTTGTTTTTTTTCTGTTGTCATAAGTTCGGGTGTCAGACCTTGGATTCCATCTCTCAGAGAAACATCAGTAATCACGGGATTTATATAGTTATATACATCTCTATACAAAGAGCAACTCTTGATTTGTTTTTTGATGTGGTTTACTGCGCGATAATTCATCAGATTATAATAATTCATATATACTTTATTCTTTGAATTACCGTTTGTATTCAATTTTATAATGGATATATACATTATATTATCAAATATTATGAATGATGACTATCTGACAAAACAAATAATTACCTATATGGGAAATAAACGGAAATTATTGAAACATATTAAAGAAATACTAATCAATTTAGAAGAAAAACATGGAAGGAAATTATCTATTGGTGATGGATTTTCGGGTTCCGGAATAGTTTCACGTTTATTCAAGCAACATTCGCGGGATTTATATAGTAATGATTTGGCCGGGTATGCAAAAACATTAAATCAATGTTTTTTGACGAATTTGAGCGATAAGGATGGTATTCAACTCCAAAAATATATTGACACCGCCAACAAACACGCAAATAATAAAACATCAAAATTCCTTAAACACTATATTACAGGCAATTGGACGCCAAAACATCCTACACAAATAACCAAAGACGATCGCGTATATTTTACATACGACAATGGTAATCGTATTGATATTATACGCAACTATATTGAAACAATTCCCAAAAAATACCAACCCTTTTTATTAGGTTCTCTTCTTGTTGAATCTTCTATTCATAATAATACAAACGGACAATTTTCCGCTTACTACAAAAACGAAGATGGTATCGGGCAATATGGTGGCAAAAAAAACATCGATGTCAAGCGTATTACTGGACCGATTACATTGAAAATGCCTACATCATACAATAGTAATAGTCAGATTAATATTAGTAATATGGATACGAATGAATGGATTAAACAAATACCGGAACTAGACCTTGTGTATTACGACCCTCCTTATAACAAACACCCATATTCCATTTTCTACTTTATGTTGGATATTATTAATAACTGGAATACAGATACTGAAATACCATCCACATATCGTGGGCAACCTAAAAATTGGATAAAATCCAAATATAATAGTTCTATTGAAGCTGAAAAAGCATTTTCAGATTTAATTTCTAATACCCGTTCAAAATACATCCTCATTTCATACAATAGTGGTGGTATTATACCTATTGATAAGATGGATAGTTTATTAAAAAAATACGGGTCTGTTACCAAAATACCGGTTACACATAACACATATAATCGTTTGAAGGGTATAAGCGAATATAAAAGTAAAAAACCAACTACAAAGGTCAACGAATTCTTCTGGTTAATTGAAAAGTAAATCAGGTTCTTCGTTGTCATTATACATATCATCTAAACACTGTATAAGTTCTCTGATATAATCATCTTTTTTACATTGGGATTTCAATGTGATACCAAATTCAAATAACATTTTTTTCAATTCACTTCTACTGTTGTGTTTCAAACTATAATACAAACTGATGTATTCATAATCAGACATCAATGTGTATGAATTCTTCGTTATTTGTATTTTCATTTGTCTCTGTCTCATCTGTTATACTTGATACTCTTGAGCGCCTATCTTGACACTTTATATAATAAACCACACCAGCAACTATAACTATTGTTCCGATGTATAAAACTAACAATACTACAGTATTGAATATTCCATCCATCATTTGTTACTACTTATAATAATTGATTTCATTATTCAATTTTACCTTTATTTTGACATATCATCTAAATTTTTAGATTATTGATTTCGCTGTATTTTGTGTCTATCAAATCTTTTAACTTATCCGAGCTTATAATATTATCATTTTTCAAGATTATAGACCCCTCCTGTATCAACTCTCTACAATTTCTTACTATAAACTCTGCACTGTCATATGCATGATGAATTAATGTGCTTATTTCATTATCTATTTTCTCTTTGTATGTTTCGCTCATACTTGGATACAACACTTCCTTACCCATTCCATAATAAATTATCATCTTTTCTGCTAATTTGAGAGCTTCATCGAAATCATTTATTGCTCCCGTTGTAACCGAGACGCCATAAAATACTTCTTCCGCAATCCGTCCAGATAGTAATATCATCAAATGCTCGTAAAGTGCTTCACGTGTATTAATTCCACTAACCGATGGCTCAAATACTGTGTATCCTGGACTATTGGGTGCAGACAGATTTATTACTACCTTTTTCATTTTCGGGTGATGTTTTGATAGCATTCCTACTACTGCGTGTCCCAATTCATGAATCGCGATTTTATCAATAATATCTTCTGTGAATTTGTGCTCGTTTGGTTGCCAGCCCACCATTATACGGTTCAATATAACATCTATATCGTCTTTGTTAAATTCTGTTCTATCATTGCGTATTGCTAGCAACATCGCTTCATTCAATAAATTTTCACATTGAGAACACGATAGTCCGGATGTTAACTCGGCCAAGTCATCTATATTGATATTCTCTTCGTGTGGTTTACCATCAATATGGATTTGTAAAACTTCTTTACGCGTTTTGATGTCCGGATTGTTGATATATATACGTTTATCTATACGTCCGGGACGCAATAATGCTGGATCAAGTAAATCAGCACGGTTTGTAGCACCTAATAGGAAAATTCCGTTTGCTTCTTTAAATCCATCCAATCCTATCAACAATTCATTCAACGTGCTGTCTCGTTCGCTTGAACTACTTTCACCGTCTCCTGAACGCTTACGACCAAGTGCATCAATTTCATCAATGAAAATAATACACGGTTTGTTCTCTCGTGCCAATTTAAACAATTCGCGTATTCTTGATGAACCTACACCTACATATTTTTCTTGAAACTGAGAACCAGACACCGAAATAAAGGATACATTCGCTTCACCAGCAAGAGCCTTTGCAATGAGCGTTTTACCATTACCCGGTGGGCCTTCCAATATGAGACCTTTCGGAACGCGCACATTATATAATGAATATTTTGTAAAATTGGTAAGAATATCAATACATTGATTAAGCTCGCGTTTAATATTATCATATCCACCAACATCATCAAATGAATATGGAACTTCGCGCAATACTTCAAAATTTTTAGAACTTTTTTTCCCTTCATTTTCTGAGGGTATATATGGATTTTGTCTTGAATGAGGTTGTGGTATTTGTTTATTAAATAGATCAAGTATATCTTCTGGAATTTCTGGACTCTCATTATCATTTCCAAAAAAATCCTCAGGTCGTCCTTTAAGAATAATGCGTAATCCGGGTGTTGGAGGTTGTGTCGGTAGCGTTTTGTTTTCTCGGTCATCACTAATCTTCTTGAATAGTTCATCCGTCTTATTTTCATCATAGCGAAACCGAGACTTGGTTGTATTTTCTATTTGTGGGAAAGATGGATAGAATCCAGGCGTTTGTTCTTGTTTTGATGTATCACTATTATTACTATTTACCATATGATTCAAATATTTTTCATAATAATATCGTGAATATGGATAATATTTATCATTCCTACGAAAGTTTAGACCATATTGTTGCTGTTTTATATGATGTCTCTTATGTTGAAAGCTCGCTATGAAAAATGAATCGGTTGGAAACAGTAATAAGCAGAGTAAAAATATAAACTTCATTATACCATATATATGAATTATTGTTTATATCCCAAAAATATAATATGAATAAATTATATATGAATATGTCAAAAGATAATTGCGAATGCAAAGAATGTGATTGCTGTGTCGGACCTTCCAATATGGATAAATGGAGATACACACTTTATACCACCATATTGTTCTTAATCATCGTTAATCCTATGACCTATAAACTCGTTAATGGTTTATTGGGTAGCATTTTCGGTTCTATCGCAGACACTAAGGGCTGTCCTTCAATGATGGGTATATTAGTTCACGCAACTGTATTCACACTATTGTTACGTTATATGATGGACCTTGACATTTAAAAAATTGTGATAAAATTGAATGTATTCATATGATATAATACAATATAACATGAATAATTCTGAAATAACACTTGAAGAAAAATACAAAGATCCATATAAATACGCCATGTTTACCAACGAACGAAGAAACGGTGTTCTAAGAACAAGCAATACAAACAAAGTATCAACTACGTGTGAAGTGTGTTATATGAGTCAAGGTATGTATAGTTGTCGTATATGTAATAAATTGTTATGTATACGTGATGTATGTAAGAAGAAGAACAACAATTACTGTGACGAATGTTATAAAACTCCTACAAATTCTAGTTTCGTTAAAGCATTTGAAAATAGAAATCCGCACACCGGTTGCGGTGGATTCTTTTATAATATTTGGTTTTGTATATTTAAAAAAAAAAGAAAGAGTATTACACCTGTTGATAATATTGTGCCTACTACACCGTGTTAATTTACATACACTACATAGACAAACGCACAATATTATAATGAAAAATATGATATTATGATTTATTTCCTGTTTTTTATACGAATACGGTGTTTAGTTGTTGTGTTACTCGCATAAACGTCGTACATTTTGGCATTTGTTTTATATTCTTCGCGTTAATATACGTGCACGTGCTGCGAATACCACCCAAAAAATCCAAAACCGTGTTATTCAGATCACCTTTGTATGGTATCTTCAATACACGTCCTTCCGATGAACGATATTTCTCCATCTTACCATAATGCGTTTGTTGTGCGACATCCGAACTCATCCCATAAAACTGCTTGTATTTTTTTCCGTCAATATCTATAATATCTCCGGGGTTTTGATCGTGTCCGGCAAACTGTCCGCCCATCATTACAAAATCCGCACCAGCACCAAATGCTTTTGCCATATCTCCCGGACATGTAATACCACCATCCGAAATAATATGTCCGTTTACACCATGTGCTGCGTCCGCACACTCCATTACCGCTGATAATTGCGGCATTCCTACACCCGTTTTAAGACGAGTAGTACATGCACTTCCGGGTCCAATCCCAACTTTTACAATATCCACACCACCATCCAATATTAACTGTTCTACCAATTCGCGGGTCACTACGTTCCCCGCTACAATTATCTTATCTGGGAACTCCGCTCTTACACACTGACAGAAATGTAAAAAGGTATCAATATATCCATTTGCAATATCTATACAAATCCAATTACAATCTACCACTTTCATTATTTCACACAATTTTGTAAAATCATTTGATGATATACCCGTGGATACCATAAACATTTCCGGATTGAGTTGATGGGTTTCTTGATATGTGACAAAATCATCTTTGGTATAAAACTTGTGTAATGCAGTTATAATATGATGCTCTTTTAAACATTCATATACTTCAAACGTCCCTGTTGTATCCATATTTGCCGATATAATGGGAACACCTTTCCAGCTCTTACTTTTACAGTTTCGGAATTTGAACTCCCGTTTCAAATCTACTTCACTGCGACTACAAATGGTCGACCTCTTTGGACGAATCAATACATTGTTGAAATCCAACTTTTCGCCACTCTCAATCTTTGTCATGATACAATAACTATATTATTGTATTATTCATTATATTGTTTTCATATATAAAATACATATAGCTCCACATCTTTTTGCCAACTCGTATTGATGGAAAAAGTTGCTATTAAATAACGCTTCATGCTATCGTTATAGTTGTATAATAATACATATCCACTACATTCGTTTAATATTTTCGAATACAATAACTTATTATCTTCTTTTGAAAATACCGTATTACAGCAATATATAATATCATAATTCCCAAAATAGATTTTTCCGAAGCATATATTCTCAAAATCAATATTACATACTTCTGTGTTGTATGCTTCGTCCTTATTCAGGTTATATATACTGGTTTCATACCTATTTTTGTGTATTTCTATTCCGTGACACAGCAATTGAGGAAATGTTCTTGACATTTCGCATACCAATTTACCTACACCACTTCCAATATCTATAAATGACTGACAATCCTGCATATCCGGAATTGTCTTTGTTATGCATTTAATTATGTCCGGTGGGTATGTTTCTCCGTAGATATACGATGAGTTTGTTATATCCAGGTCATTCGGTATAATATAGTGTTCGGGTTCTATATGTATTCGTGGCATTATGATATTATTACATCGTCATCTCCTGTTGTCTTTGTATCATTTTTACTATGTTTTTTTATACAAGAAACCTTATGACGACTCAACGACCGTGTGTTCGATGCTTCAAATTTATTACACACATCGCATACTAATATATTCTCGTTTAATGTAATGATATTTGAAAAGTGGGGTTTGAGAACCAAATCTAATTTTGGAAATGCCATGTTCTCTAACTTTGATAATATTTCTTTATTGAATGTTTTACATAAATCGATTATGGATACTTTTTCTTTTATAAATGCTTGATATTCTTTGTTTATAATGTTGAGAACCTCCTTATCTATTTGTATATCTTCATTTTCTTCTATTTTATTACTTGTAATTAATTCCAATTTTGGATGTAGATTATCAATAATATCTATTGCTAGTTTTATTAACTGCGGCGAATAGTCTACGTTGTGAATATAGATGGCGATTTGAGAACCAATAAAGTCAATCTGGAAATTCTGTTTTGTGGTAATACCACTATTCTGCGACAAAAATATACCATGTTGTTTTTGGTTCTCTATATCTCGTATAAATTTCTGGACTTCTCCGAGTGTTACATTCTTTTCATAACTTTTCGTTTCAATCAATATCAACGGTTTCTTATTTCGCTTCAAATGAAAATCACACGCCGCTGTCATACCTGTTGTATTATTTACTTCCGCACTCGGATACAGTTTACATAGTGTGATTTCTAATTGATTCTCGCCAAATTGACCCTTATATGTTGAATTATTATATTTGCCTAAGAAACTTTGGAGTTGGTCTTGCAATTGCTCCCGACGACTATCATTCTGCAATGCTATCAAATTGTCTTGAATACGAGATTCTGACGAACTTATCAATTGCTGTATATTTTGAATAAATAACGATGATTTTTCATTATATAGGGAACCTAGTTTATGGAAATTTTCTTGTGTGTTTGAAGACGCTTGGTTGGTGCTTTGAAATATTTCATATTTAAAATCCCCAAAACATTTTTGTAAGTCGTTATAAAACTGTTGATTCGCCTTTGGTATAATGTTCTCAATTGTGGTGTTACTATTATTGATTAGCAATACACATTGTTCTTGGAAATATTCCTTGATGTTCGTATTGTTTTCCAATTGCATTGTAGACATTTGACTCTTCATATCATCTGTTAGTATTTTTTGCGTGTATGACAATTTTTCATTCAATAGATTACAAAAATCTTCGTTAGTTTTTGAAAGTGTCGTTGTAATTGTATTTACTTCACTTGACAAACTATCTATCGAACGCATTATCTTCGACTGAATTGTATTATTGAATGTATCATCCATGTTCTCTACCAATTGTTCCATTAAATCCACCAATATGATATTCATCAACGTCGGGTCAATTTGCGGATTGTTTTTATAAAATTCATATACCTTTTTATCCTTTATACATATTGTATCTTCGGACATTTTAATATATTAATAACATATCTTTTATATTATTAATGCAGTTAATAAAAATTGATTTAGTCTTTATATACTTTTACATAGTAAAGTTGTATCATGATTAACTCTATTGAAAAGTTTACAGAAGTGTGCGATAAATATTACTTGGTTTTCAAGAAATATTTCACTACACCGTTCATCTTCTACATCGGATGGATTGTCATCCACTACATTTCCGTCCAACTATACAGTTATTGGTGTAGTTATTTCTCCGTGTTTGGATTTATTACATCTCCGTTTGCACTTACCACACCTATTTGTCGTGGACTGGAATGGTGTATACATAATGGAAGCAATATTATCCAACATATGTGGTTGATTGTAGGCAGTTGGCTTGTTACCAAAGTATTTGCAACTACACTACAAGATAAATAAAGCTAATAAATAATAACAACGTTAGACCGAATAATATTTTACATCTTTTTTACCTGAACTGTTATTTTTCCTGGTTTTAACACAGCGAAATTTATCATTGCGAACCTTTCCATCTTTACATTTTTTCACACATTTCTTGGTAAATGGGTTGAAATCGGGAAGCGACGGAGGACATTTGCGCTGGTTGTTAGATTCCGTTTTCGTAACAATATCGTTTTGATTTACCCTAATTGGCGTGTTATTTTTTCTACCTTTTACACATCGGAATTTATCGTTGCGAACCTTCCCATCGTTACATTTTTTCACACATTTCTTGGTAAATGGGTTGAAATCGGGAAGCGATGGCGGACATTTGATTTCTTTACTCTCTGTTTTCAAATCTACAGATATCTTACTTGCTTCTTCCAATACTTCGGGACTGGCACTCGGATCCCTTTCAGTAAATACATTATATGTATCTAACATTGTCTTGTATTTTATTATCAACTCATCCAAATCAAATTTCCTTCGATATACACTTTTATGTGAATACAACATCATCAAATGTGTAAATGCTTTCAAAAATGTTTTATTTACTTTATTACCTTTGGAATGGAATACTGAACTCAATAAACTAAGCATATCATAGGATAAACAATAACTATCAAACGAATCCGCCATATCATTTATAAATTCATCGTATGATTTATATTTTTTTCTATATTTCATACATTTGTCAAGGGTCGTATAGTCAATCTTATTCGCACAACTAAATTCTGGTGGGTAATAAGCCCACGATTGTGCGAAACTATAACTGCTATTCTTGGATTGTTGGATAAATTCATTTTTGGATATTACCATACCGAAATCTATATACCGTATCTTACCATTCGCAACATTGTATACAATATTCAACGATTTGATGTCTTGGTGTATAATATCATTTTCTGAAAAAAATTTTAATCCTTTGAATAACTGTAATATCGATGTGAAAAAAATGTTCTGATCTTGTAAAGAAAGCTTCGGGTATATTTTTTCCGTAAAGTTATACAAATCTACACCACCATCGTCTATTAATAATTGGGATAGCTTTGACGGATTCTCATTAAATACACGATTTACACGCTTATTTTTACATTTACTGATTATTTCCTCAGATTCTTTATTCATTTCCACTTTGCATTTTATTGGAGTCCGGATAGAATATTTTTCCAAACCTTTTATATGTTTGATTTTATTCATTTCATTCATTTCATCATCCGCATCTTTTTTTCTCATTACTTTTGATACCCGTCCACTATAATTGATTTTTTTATTTGTTTTACATTTTAAACTTGGTTTGATTACACATCCGTATGTACCTTCGCCTAATATTTCATGATTCATATGTAGTATATAGTATATACACATTATTTCATACCATATATTGGCAATACATGGTTCAATTCTGTTGTATTTATTGCGTTATTACCGAAATATAATTCGATGAATTCTAATGTCTTTTCATTTTCCAGTGATTTAATGATTTGTTTGTATTTTTCAATCAATATATCGTTTTCCGCAGTTACTTTGGGACGAATACATATCAAATGATTCTCAATCAAATATTCCTTTTTGCCATCAATAATACAATACTCGAAACTGTATTTTCCTGTGCCATATCCACGATTGATAACCAACACAGGTGATGTTCTTCCCTCGCGTTCTATGTAATTTTTCTTTGCTGGATTGCTATACGTCTTGGGTTTCAATTCGTTATTTTGTATATCCGAACTGTAAATTAACTGCGTTTTGGTGTCATCTGTTGTCAGTTCATCTTTTACTTGATTCCATACGATAGTGCCTACATTTACATTGAACCCAAGTGTTTCCAAACTATGCGATTTCTTATATAATGTTTTCATTTTTTTGATGTTGTCTTTCGCACCAAACACTGTGTATCCATTGACTTCCAATACAAATTTATCATTCTTCGCATTACTCTTATTTTGTATGACTACGATGACCGTTTTTTGTTTGGTATCCATAAATCCGTCTTCGTCACATTCTATGATATCCAATATTTTGAAATCGTTATTAATATAACTCCGGGTATTATCATAATACAAACTATTTAAGAAATTTCGCGGCAATACGAAACTCAATATGCCATCTTTTTCCAACAATTCCAGTGATTTGATGATAAATGGAATGAATATATTGGGTCGTCCGTCGAAATATTGGTGATATTGAGTATCTATGTGTGCTTTTTTCATTACGAAATACGGTGGATTTCCAATAATTAGGTTGTATTTGCTGGGACTCTCGTATGTTAAGTAGTCTGCGTTGTGTAAATGGA